GCCCGCCATAGCACCAACACCTAACACCCAAGATGAAGATGACAAAGACGAAAAAGAGTAACCAGATAGAGGTGCGCTGCAACATCAGCGACCTCAAAGTCGAGAGCCGCCAAGCCTCCGAGGGCAGAACGATTGTCGGCTATGCCGCCAAGTTCGAGCGTTGGAGTGAGCCTATCATGGGCTGGTTTCGCGAGAAGATAGACCGCGATGCCTTCTCCGAGTGCGATGTTACGGATGTGATTATGTGCTTCAATCACAATGTCGACTCCATCCTCGCCCGCACCACCAGCGGAACACTCGCGCTCTCGACCGATGAGGAGGGACTTCGCTTCGAGTTCGAGGCTCCCGCAACCTCGCTCGGCAACGACATGGTGGAGCTGGTACGCAGGGGCGACATCTCGAAGTGCTCCTTCAAATTTACGGTCGAGGAGGACGAGTGGCGATATGCCGACAAGCAGAATCAGCTGGAGTACGATGAGCGCACCATCCGCAAGATTGACAAACTCTACGATGTATCGCTGGTGGTCTATCCCGCCTACAACGACACCGAAGCAGGTCTTCGCCACCTCGAAGAGCGCAAACAGCAATACCTAAATACCCAACACCATGAAGAAGATCATCCAGACACTACGCAGGGCGTGGCAGTGGACACTCCGCAGAGTGATCCTGCCGACAGCCAAGTGGCTCGTGAGGGTGCTGCAAAAGTTCATCCAGCATCACGAGCAAGACTAACCCAACAACTCAAACTTAAAAACCAATAACCTATGGGAAAACTTAAAGCATTAAAGGAGAAACGCGCTTCTGCTTACAAGGCTCTGGAGCAGATGCGTCAGGAGTGTGACGGCAGAGAGTTTACTGCCGAAGAGCAGCAACGATGGGACAAGATGCTTGCCGACTACGACCAGGCTGACGAGGCGGTCGAGGCGGAGGAGCGTTTCGTGGACATCCAGCGCAAGCAGGCAGAGGAACGCTACCAGCAGGTGCGCCCCGAAAACAGCAAAAACGAGGAGCGTGAGCAGGCGGAGTATCGCTCGGCATTCAACGACTACATCCTCAATGGTGCAAATGGCATCTCCACAGAGAGCCGCGCCATCATCGCCCAGCGTGACAAACTCGCAGGCTTGTCGGCAGGTGTGCTTATCCCTACCGAGCTGGCTTCGAGCATCGAGGTAGCGTTGAAGACCTACGGAGGTATGTTCGAGGCGGGCGAGCTGTTCCACACCTCACGCGGTGGCGACCTCACGCTTCCGACTATCAACGACACCGATGCCAAGGCTGTCATCGTAGCCGAGTACACGCAGAACACGCGCAGAACTCCGACCTTCGGCTCGGTAACGCTCAAGGCTCACACCTATCGTACACCGACCATCCCTATCTCGGAGGAGTTGATGCAGGACTCTGCCTTCAACCTCGATGCGGTGCTGACCAACCTCATGAGCGAGTCCTTCGGCAGAGGTATCAACGAGCACCTCACACTCGGTACGGGAACGGGACAGCCCAAGGGCATCGTCACCTGCGCCACTGCGTGTGCAGATAAGGCTGCCGCGAATGCCATCACTCTTGACAACATCATCGATTTGATGAAGTCGGTGGATGCGGCATACGCTCGTAACGGCAAGTTCATGTTCAACCGCAATACGCTCTACGAACTGATGCGTGTCAAAGACCTCACTGGTCGCTTCATCTGGCAGGAGGGTACGCGCGATGGTCTGCCTGCAACGCTCTTTGGTAAGCCGTACATCGTCAACGATGACATGGCGGACATTGGCGCAGGCAACGCCTCGGTGCTCTTTGGCGATCTGAAGAAGTACAAGATCCGTATGGTCAAGTCCTTCCGCGTGAAGCGTCTCAACGAGCTCCTGGCAGAGTACCTCGCCATCGGTCTGTTGGGCTTCGCCCGCGTGGATGGTATGCTCCTGGATGCAGGCACAAACCCCGTCAAGAAGCTCGTACACGCTGCCAATTAGTAGTAACCGCAAATTCAATCGCAAACTATGTCAGTCCCCATTTCATTAGAACTCGCAAAGGCGCACCTCCGCATTGGAGATGATACCTCGCTCGATACGCTTATCGAGCAGTATCTGGAGATGGCTTTCGCTATTGCCGAAGACTATACGAATCGGAAGCTCACAGAGGGTTACTCTGAGGAAAACCTCCCTGCGTCCATTCGAGCAGCGATTCTTCTGATCCTGGGGACTCTTTTTGACAACGAAGCCGATGTAGTTGTTGGTCGCTCGGTGGCGCAGCTGCCACTCACAGCCGAGAAGCTCCTCCAACCTTGGCGTGTTCACCCTTATAGTAACGAAAACGATGTTTAACCACCGCATAGAGATACACGAGTACCGCGAGGTGCGCGATGCCTACAACGACCGCACGAAGGAGTTGCAGAGGGTGGCTATATGCTACGCCCAGCGCACCGAGGCGGGCGGCAGGGAGAATCTCTATGCGGGTCGCATCGTCCACGAGAACGAGGTGGTCTACACCATACGCTATCGTGCAGGCTTGCTGGCGGGAATGGTCGTCAAGGACGGGGAGTCGCTCCGCAAGATAACCTCCATACACGAGGAGGGACGCAGATGGCGGCTACACCTTAAAACTACCAAAACCGATGCTGAAGATTGAGGTTAAAGGCTACCGCGAGGCGAAGGCACTGCTGGATCAGCTGCCCAACAATATGCAGAAGCGTATGCTCCTGGCAGCACTGCGCTCCTCGGCAAAGCCGATGCTGCAGGGCGCAAAGAGCAAAGTACCCGTAAGGTCAGGTAGGTTAAAACGCCAGCTGCGCATCGTGCGCTTCCGCGACCGCAGTGCTCCTAAGTCCGAGGTGTCGATAGCAGTAAAACCCGTCTTCGAGAAGACCAAGAAGAAGGGCGCGATCAACCAATACTACGGCAAGTTTATCCACGAAGGAACAGCCAACCCGCGTGTGCCACGCAAGAAGGGCAAGACTCTCGTCTTCGAGAATGCTTCTGGCGAGAAGATCTTTGTTAAGAGCGTCAAGGGCATTCGTCCTACGCCCTACCTGGAGCAGGCGTACACCGAGAACTCGGAGCGCGTGGTGGCATCCTTCGGAGATGAACTCGCAACGGCAGTCGAAAAGTTTGTAAACCGAAACTTCAAACCCGTAGAGAAATGACCGATTTCAAAGTCGAGATACTCGCCATCCTGGAGGCAGCACTTCCAGAGTTGGGCGACCGCATCCAGGCGGGAGCTGTCGATGAACGAACAGCCACGCCCTTTGCTGCTTATACCACGCCCGAAGAGACACCCATACGCACCAAGAGTGGCATTGCTGGCTATCTGACGACCTTTGAGGTGTCGCTCTACGACAAGCGCATCGCTTCGCTCGAACTGCTACGCCACAGAGTGATTGCTGCCCTGGAGCGTAAGGAGCTGGGTGCAAAAATATGCACCTATCGCTCCTCGACTACGGACTACTATCCCGACTACGACCTACATGGTGCTACGATGACATTTAGAATTGTGTAACCCAATAACCCTATATAACCTATGGCTGAAACAGATAACAGAAAAATTGTGCAAGGCGAGGATATCATCATCCTCCTGGACGACAAGCCTACGCTCCACGCCACCACGCACAACCTCAAAGTAGATCTCGAACTCAAGGATATCCGCACCAAGGATACCAACGGCAAGGAGAAGTTCCCTGGCGACATTTCGTGGTCGGTAGATGGCGATGGCTTGGTGGTCATCGACCCCGCAATCGCCTCCTCGCACTCCTCGGAGGATGTCCTCGCGCTGGTGCTTTCCAAGAAGCTCGTCAAGGTGGTCTTGAAGTCGCCCGTATCGGGACTCAAGAAGACCTACTCTGGCGAGGGATACATCACCTCGTTCTCGCTCTCAACGCCTGCGGGCGACAACTCAACTTACAACTTCTCACTTTCGGGTAGTGGCGACCTCACGCCCGCTAATGCTTAAAGATTATGGCAGAGATTACTATCAAGGGTAAAACCTATCCGATACACTTCGGACTGCGCACGCTCAACCGCTTTGCCATATTGCGAAACGAGGAGTTCTCGGACATCCTTACAGCCAAGAACGCCCTAGCATCATTCGATGCGATTGTCGAGCTGGCTGTGATGGGTCTGAACGATGGCGCGGAGCGTGCTGGTAGCGACCACCGCTTTACAGAGAACGATGTGTGGGACATCTTCGAGGAGGAGCCAGAGTTGATACTCATCGTAAGCGAGATGTTCGTGGAGAGCATCACACCGCTGGCAGAGAGGCTCGGCAAGCTCCCAAAAAACTCGAAACGCC